TCTGCCGCCAGCAAGAAGGCCTGGGCCGATCCCGAGGTCCGGCAGCGCATGTCTGCCGCCCGCAAGAAGGCCTGGGCTGCGAAGCGTATTCCTGTGCCAGATCATCTGAAATCCTATGCAGCCAAACTGCGCCGCAACGGGATTCGCGGCGAGGCGCTGAGAATTGCGTTGGAGTCCGCGACATGAAGTGCCATGGAATGAAATCCCAAGCGAAAGCAACACGAGTCGAACCCGGAACCGCTGGCGGCGTCGCCGCCGCCGTAAGACACAACAACGGCCGGACGGAGTTGCAAGTAGGCGCAGCCGGGGGCGCGGTGCCCCGGCACTCCATTTTCGACAAGTCCGGCGCGGCGGTCCTCCCCCGGTCCCGCGCCGTGAAAGGGCCGGGTGCCGTTTACTGTCCGGCACCCGGCCCGCTGTTTCTCTCCGTTGTCCATGCACTCTGTCATTCCGTCACTCTCCCGTTCGTCACAGTTCAGGAGCGTAACGGAGGACGTGTTGCATGGGTGCGAGAATCTCTTGCGGCGGCCGGATGACGGAAACCGCCGCCACGGCTCGCTCATGGGCGAACGAGCTGCTGCGGCGGGAAAGCCGGGGACCTGGCGACATGGAGAATGCCATGCGCCGCCTTGAAACCCGCTACGGCATTCCGTATGGATGAGTCGTATTCGGATTTCTGCGGTGAGCGGTGAATGAGCAGCGCGCGGCTCTTTGAAGAAACGACAGAGCGCTACGGATCGCAATGGCGGACCGTGGCGCGCGTGACGTGCCGGAAGTGCGGCATGTCCTGTTCGCTCGGTCTGTCTTCGCCGGGAGGGCTGCTGCCGCCCAACATCATCACCAAGAAATTAGAACAGAAGGGATGGGCCATTGGAGCGAATGCTCAATGGGATTTGTGCCCGTCATGCGCCAACAAGGAGAAAAAGATGCCGGTTCTGAGTGTTGTGACGCCTGACAAGATGACGAAGTCGGCTTCGGAAACGCCGCCACGCGAAATGAGCCGCGATGATCGGCGCGTGATCTTCGCCAAGCTCGATGAAGTCTATCTGGATGAGAAGCGCGGCTATGACAGCGGCTGGTCTGACCACAAGGTTGCGTCCGATCTGGGGGTGCCGCGCAAATGGGTGGAAATCATCCGTGCCGAGAATTTCGGGGCCATCGGCACCAATGAGGACATGGCGGATTTCCTGTCGAAGGCGGAAATCCTGGCGGCGGAGGCGCGGTCCGCATTGGCCGACGCCAAGAAGGCGCGCGAGGACATCGAAGCTGTTCTCAAGCGGCCCGAGTTTTTAACGCTGACGGCCATTTCGGAGCGCCTGAGTAAGGTCGAGCGCCTGGCGTCGGCAGTACGCAAGCTGGTGGTGGTGCCGTGACCTTGACCTTGTTCACTAACGGCCAACTCCGCCAGATGATTGACCGCATCTTGAGGCTCAAGAGCGAGCAGGACGCGCTCGCCGCTGACATCCGCGAGGTCTACGCCGAGGCCAAGGCTGGAGGCTTTGACAAGACGGTCATGGGCCTTGCTGTGGCCCGTCTTCGCAAGGAGGACAAGAAAGGAGCTTCGGAAATGGAAGTGACCGACTCCATGCTTGATCTTTACCTCCAAGCGTATCGCGGTGAAACTGGCACCGAAGTTGCAACGCGCGCGCACACGCGTGAGGCCGCTCCCGTCACTCCGCCGCATGAATCCGAAACGGAAGAAATCACGGAACCACCGGAAGTCAACCATGGTCATGACGTTCCGGTGCAGGCTGGGGAGGGCGGTTCATCCCGGATAGCGACCGAGAACGCCCTCCCTGCCACCATTCCCGACCTCCCGCCCTTCCTCGACCGCCGCCACCGGGAGGCCGCATGAAAACCCGCCTCACCCCCGCTCACCTCCCGCCCTCCGTGAATCACGTCTGGCGGCACACCAAGGGCGGCAAGACCTATCGCACCGCCGATTACATGGCGTGGCAGAACGGCGAGGGCTGGAGCCTCAAGGCGCAGTTGGCCGGCCAGCACAAATTCACCGGCCCCGTCTATGTCACCGGAGCCTTTCGCAGGCCCCGCACCAATGCCGATCTGGACAACCGCCTCAAGGGCATTGCCGATCTGCTGCAACTCGTGGGCGTGATCGACAACGACAAGAACATCATGGGGGTGGAATGTGTGGTGGAGCGAGGACTTGCCGGAAGGCGTGGCGCTGAAATCAGCATCGTGCAGGCCGATGCCGTGAGGATGGCGAGGGCGGCATGACCGAGACCTGCCTCACCTGCCGCCATCACCGCGTGAGATTTTTCTCCTCGCCAGGCGCCCGCGACGGCGTTGCCGGAACCTATTCAGATCGGTGCATGAGGCTGGCGCGCGACCCGGACGACCCCGAGGCCATCGGCTGGTCTACGGTCTACGAGACGATGGAGCCGCCGCCCTCGGTGCGGTGCGGCAAGGGTAGGCAATTCTGGCAAGCGAAGGCGGGTGCGTGATGACGACAGAAAACATTCACAACTGGTCCTCGGTTGTATCTGTTCCGCCGCCGCACAGGCCGGAACTGGAGCGCCAGCGGCGGCACTATGCTGCGGTGAGAGCGCGATTCGCCAGCGCCGCCATGCGCGCGGCACCGCCGCCAAAGCCCGCCGTCATCGTGCGCGACATCATTGACGTGTCCGATCCGCCGCGCCGCCGCTGGCCGCCCACGGAGAGCCGCGAGGCCCCGAAGATCGAGGAAATCAAGCAGGCCGTATGCCAGCATTTCGGGATCGGCAAGAAGGATATCGAAGGACCGTACCGCGACAAGCGCATGGTGCGCGCCCGGCATATCCTCTTCTGGCTCGCTCGCGACCTGAGCACTGCCAGCCACCCAGAGATCGGCAGGAGGTGCGGGGGCAGGGACCATTCGACGGTATACAACGGGCTGTACAGGATCACCGCTGACTATGCCAGGTATGCCGATGACATTGCGGCGGTGCGGGCCATGCTGGGGAGGGATGGGTGACTCCAGCTCAGGCGCTCGTTGCACTCACCAAGCTTGGCATCCCGGCCGACCGGCTGGATGATGCGCTCGCTATTTTGGAGGCGATGCAAGCCGAGTGCTTGGCCCCGTATGAAGCGCGAAAGAAAAGCGATGCCGAACGAAAGCGCCGGTCACGTGACAGTCACGTGACATCCGCAGACAGTCACGTGACTGTCACGCCGGAACCTTCCCCCCTTGTTCCCCCCCTTGAAGTTTCCCCCACACCCCCTTCTAAAACCCCCCCTATAATCCCCCCATCCGTCGAGTTGTGTAACGCGCGCGAGCCGCTGGAAACCCAAATGCGGAAGGCGGCGGGTTGGGAAAGCCATCCAGCTCCCAACCTGTTCGTAACCGGACCAATCGAAGAACTCCTCCGCAACGGCTGTCTGCTCGAAGCGGACGTGCTGCCGATCCTCAAGCGGGACGCACCTCGCTGCCGTTCGCCGAACTGGAAATTCTTCGTCCCGGCCATCGTGCAGGCCCGTGACGACCGACTGAACGCCGCCAAGGTTGTTTCGCTTCCCCCGAATGCTTCGAGGCCCCATCATGGAACCAATCAGCAAATCCCTCCCGTCAGTGCCAGGCAAGCTCACCTTGCCAAGCTCAAGCAACGCGCTGTCGAAGCCCGGCTCGCAGAAATTGGCGAAGGTGGCGATAGCAGTTGACCGCATCCTGCGGGGCCGGCCGGAAGTCCGGGTGGAAAATCCCGACTACCTCGACGGCCTGACGGAAACGCTTGAGGTCCTGACCGACGAGGAACTGGCATGGATCACCGATCCTCGCGAAGGGCTTGCCACGCGCTGCAAGTACCTCCCCACGCCCGCCGACGTTTTCGAATTGATCCGTGAGAAGCGGGCATGGCGGGACAGGATCAATCCCACCACGTCGTGGCAGCGCCTGACTCCGGACGACACACCGGATGGATGGGAGCCGGATGGCGAGCGCCGGAAGCGCACCGTCCGCGACACGCTTGGCTACGATCCGTCAGACCGCGCCCGTCATCACCAGCCCAAGCCGATGACGGATCAGCAGATTGCCGAGCTGCCGTCCAAGTCGAAATATCGCGGCATTCCGCTGTCTGCCGAGGCGCGCAGGACCATTGGATTGCCGCCCGGTGGAGAACAGGAAACCGCCGCTTGAACTGGGTCGTCGTCCGCACCGAAACGGGAAAACCGTCCTACATCCTCAAGGCCTATGAGGCTGTAGCTGCGATTGCCGCTGACGCATGGCTCCCCGAGACGCTGCGCGTCATTCGCAACAGGGAGGGCACAGAAGCCCGTCGCGAGGTTTGGGGCCCGGTCCTGCCCGGAATGTTCTTTGCTAAACTCACGCCGCACCAGATCGCCACGGCGCTCCCCACAATCCGTCATAGCCGGGGCGTGGTGAGAGACGCGGGCGGAATGCCGCTTGTGGTGGACGCCAAGGCCCTGACGGCGTTCCGCAAGGCCATCATGATCGAGAATGCCCAGCGCGCGAGGCAGGCGAAGCTGCACCGGGAGCGCCCGATTGTGGGCAACAGGACCAAGATCAAGCGCTCGCGCCGTATCAGGCCCGCACGTCAGGCCGAGGCCATACGGAAATGGGCAAATGCCATGATCAAGACGACACGGGCCGATGGCGACGGCTAAGCCATAGAGCCGGGTTATACACAACCTATTGCGTTTCAAATCAAATCGCACTACAACACCTGCCCATGCGCGTAGCGAGGTAGAAGGGTCCGCCCTCCCTCCTGTGCATCGGTTCCTCCCGCCGTCAGGGGGGGGAATATACCCGAAATTCCCCAAGGACATCTGATGCCAGCAGGCAGACCAACGGATTTCAAGCCGTCCATGGGCGATAAAATCCTCACCCTCATGACCGAAGGCCTATCCCTCGCTGCCGCCGCAGCGGCCATCGGCATTCATCGCCAGCGCGTCTATGACTGGAAAGACCAGCACCCCGAATTTGCGGACACTATAAAGCTTGCCACCGGTAAACGGCAGCTATTCCTTGAACGCCGATTGCTCGAAGCCACCGAAGGCCCGGTAGTCACATCCACAATATTCGCCCTAAAGAACGCTGCCGGTGAAGACTGGCGCGAGAAATCCCAAGTCGACCACGGCGTCACCGATACTCTCGCCGACCTGCTAAAGGAGATCGATGGCCAATCGCGTGGACTTCCGGCGGATCGCTGACCCACGCTGGCGACTGTCTAATCTCTACTGGATCACCGACAAGGGAGGCAAGCGCACCAGGTTCCAGATGAACTGGGCGCAAGAAGACCTGTTTCGGGAAATGCACTTCATGAATGTGGTGCTCAAGGCCCGGCAGCTTGGCTTCACCACGTTCATAGACCTGTTCATGCTGGATCAATGCCTGTTCAACAGCAACGTTCGGGCTGGCATCATCGCCCATAACCGGGACGACGCGAAGATCATCTTCCGCGACAAGATCAAGTATCCATACGACAACCTCCCTGACGTGCTGAGGACCAAGGTATCGGCGGAAAGCGACACGGCCCAAGAACTGCTGTTCAGCAACAATAGCTCAATCCGCGTCGGCACGTCGCTTCGATCCGGCACCCTGCAGCTTCTTCACGTGTCCGAATACGGCAAACTCTGTGCAAAGTATCCCGAGAAGGCGCGAGAGGTCAGGACCGGCGCACTGAACACCGTCGAAAAGGGGCAACTGATCTTCATTGAATCGACGGCGGAAGGGCAGTCGGGACACTTCTACGAGGTCTGCGAGCAGGCTCAGCAGACGACCCGCATGTCGTCCGCACTGACGGAACTGGACTTCAAGTTTCATTTCTATCCGTGGTGGCGTCATCCGGACTACACGATGCAGCCGCTCGGCATGGCGTTCAACGAGGTCCAGCGCAAATATTTTGCCGAACTGGCAAAGCAGGGCGTGACCCTCACGGAAGGCCAAAAGGAATGGTACGTCCGCAAGTGGTCCACGCAACGCGAGGACATGAAGCGGGAATATCCGTCAAATCCGGCTGAGGCATTCGAGGCCAGCGTAGAGGGCGCATACTATGGCGCTGAACTGGCCGGACTTGAGAACCTTGGCCGCCTCATGTCGGTGCCATGGGATAACAGCCTTCCGGTGTTCACGGCATGGGACCTTGGACTGGACGATATGACGGCGGTTTGGTTCATGCAGAAGAACGGCTTGGAGTGCCGGATCATCGACTACATGGAATTCCGCAACGTTTCTCTGATGGATTGCGCCACTGAAGTGATGCGCAAGCCGTACAGGTTCGAGCGCCACTACATGCCGCACGATATCGCGGCGCGGGAAATGACGACTGCCAAGCCTCGCAGGGAGGCCCTTGAAAGCCTTGGCCTCAAGCCGATTACCGTAACACCGATGCACAATGTCGAGGATGGCATCAATGCGGCTCGCAACCTGCTGCCCAAGTGCGTCTTCGATGCGGTGGCATGTACCAGCGGCATCAAGGCGCTGCGCAACTATCACAAGGAATGGGACGACGAGAAGGGCACATTTGCCGACAAGCCGTTCCACGATTGGGCAAGCCATGGCGCTGACGCCTTCCGCATTCTGGCCATGAATATCAGCGGCACGAGCGACCATGAGGACAGGCGCAGACGCGAACAGCGGCAGCAGGCGTCAGACTACGACCCGCTCGCCCACTACAGCGCAAGGCGCGAATACAGCCAGCAGGAATGGTCTCCCTTCTAGCGCCGGACGAAACCTCTCTGGCTTTCATCGCCGTCAACATGCGGCAATCGGACAGGGACGAAATCTACAATGCCATTGGCCACAACAACCCGTTCCTTCTCGCAAGAGCCGCGCTTGACGCAAGCAGAGTGGGATCGGCTGTTGTGGCCTGTTCCGGGGGACAGCCCGTCGCCGTCATGGGCCATTCTCCGCTTCGCCCTGGAGTCAGTACGGCGTTTGCTTTTTCAACCGTCGCCTTCCCGCGAGTGGCACTGAGCCTCACGCGGTATGCGCTCAAGGTGATGAGGCCGGACCTGATTGCCGGCGGATGCCACCGGCTGGAATGCCAAAGCAGGATTGACCACGTGTCCGCGCACCGATGGCTCGAAGCCATGGGGTTTCAGCGCGAAGGGATTCTCCACAAGTTCGGATCCGATGGGTCCGACTACCTCATGTACGGGGCAACCGTCTGATGTGTTTTTCGATGCCAAAGCCTGACAAGCCGCCGCCGCCGCCCAACAAGCTGGACACGGCGAATGACGCGCTGCGCAACCTGCAGGCCCGCCGTGCCGCCGGTACGACGCGTTCGTCCACGAATGTCACCATGGGCATGGCTGGACCCGCCAGCGTCACCGCGCCTGTGGCTCAGGGCAAGACCATTCTCGGTGGCTGATGGCTGCTGACCCGCTCCAGATCAAGAAGCGCTTCGAGGCCCTCAAGGCCAAGCGGGCGAACTACGACTCGCACTGCGAGGAAGTGGCCGCACTGGTGCTGCCCAACTATCAGGGCTTCACGGGGCAGCGCACCGCCAACGACAAGCGCATGGCCAAGGTCTACGACGGCACCGGCATTCACGCTAACGAAATGCTCGCCGCCGGTCTGCACGGCCTGATGAGCAATCCGGCATCGAAATGGTTCAACATCGGCATGGCCACGCCGGGCTTTGACGACAACGACGCGGTGAAGGACTGGCTGTCCGATACCGCTGACGTGATGCGGACCTATATGTATGCGCCGGGCACCAACCTGACCACGGCGCTGCACGAGTGCTATTTGCAGTTGGGGGTTTTCGGATCGTCGGTGATGTACATTGGCGAGCGCGACAAGGGCGGGCTGCTGTTCCAGACCAGACCGCGCCATGAGTGCTACATCGCCGAGGACCATGAGGAAACCGTCGATACCGTCTACCGCAGTTCGACAATGACGGCCCGGCAAATCATGATGCAGTGGCCGGACACTTGCCCGGCTGAAATCCGCCAGAAGGTGGAAAGCGAGAACAAGCCTGACGATAGCTATGATATCGTCCATGCCGTGGAGCCACGCAAGCTGCGTGAGGTCGGCAAGCGTGACGCCAAGAACATGGCGTGGCAGTCCTGCTATGTCTGCCTCAAGACGAATACGCTTCTTGAGGAAAGCGGCTACACGGACTTCCCCTATGCCGTGGCGCGCTGGTCGAAACTCCCGGCTGAGGTCGATGGCCGCTCGCCCGCCATGACGGCGCTGCCCGATATCAAGATGTTGCAGGAGATGACCAAGACGACGATCAAGGCTGCGCAACGCGCGGTCGATCCGCCGCTGACCATTCCTGACGATGGCGTTGTCGGCCCCGTGCGCAACATTCCTGGCGGGTTTATCTACTATCGGGGCGAGCAAAGGCCGGAACCCATGGTGATGGGCGGAAATATCCCGCTCAGTCTGGAGTTGGAAGACGCGGTTCGCAACCGCATCCGGCAAATGTTCTTCGCGGACCTGCTGCAATTCCCGACCGATACCGATTTCACCGCAACGGAATTCGTGCAGCGGATGCAGATGCGGATGCAGTTGCTTGGTCCCGTCATGGGCAGGCTTGAGGGCGAGTTGCTGGCCCGCATCGTGCGCCGCACCTATGCCATCCTGTTCCGGCTGAACGCGCTTCCGCCCATGCCTCCGGAGATTGCCCAAGGCGAATATACGGTGGAATTCGTATCGCCCATTGCTTTGGCTCAGAAACAAGGGGAAGCGAATGCCGTTTCGCAAACGGTGCAAGTGCTGTTGCCGTTCATCGAAGCCACCAAGGACGCGACCGCGCTGCGGGTGTTCAAGCTGGATGACATGGCCAAGAAGCTGTTCGAGATATTCGGCGGCGATCCTGACCTTGTTTACACCAGGGATGAGTTGCAGGCCATGGATGAGAGGGCGCAGCAGCAGCAGGCGGCAATGATGGCACAACCGATGGCGGATGCCATGAACAAGGGAGCGAGCGCCGTGGACAAGCTGGCGTCGGCTCAGGAGAAGGGGGCGAACGTCGCCCAGTTGTTCGGATGACGGCATATGTCATCAGCGAGGCCTTGATAGCCGATTACCGCTTCGTGTTCGGCACGGCTGAGGGCCAGCGGGTGCTTGAGGACATTCTGGGCAAGGCCAGCGTATTCACGCCGATTGCCCATGTGGATGCCAAGGAATGCGACCGGATGGAAGGGGCGCGGCAACTGGCGCTCTACATCGCCGGTTTCGATAGCTTCGACTATGGCCGGTACAAGAAGCTCTGGCCACAAACCAAGCCGAAGGAGAACGATGACGTATGACTGACCAAACCACGGTGCCCGGTACGCCGGATACCACCGTTCCGCCGCCTGCCAATGCGCAGATACCGGATCAGCAGGTCCCGGCCTTCGATGGCCCAGAATGGCTTGCCCGTTTCCCCGATGACGTGAAGACGGACCGCTCGCTGTGGAAATACAGCAACGATGAATCTGCGGTTCGCGGCCTGATCAACGCCCAGCGCCTGATCGGAGCCGACAAGGTGGCGAAGCCCAAGGGCGACTTCGATCCGGCCAATCCCGATTGGGGTGCCTTCCTCGAAGCGGCCGGCCGTCCCAAGTCTGCGGACGAATACAAGTTTGGCGAGGCCAAGCTCCCCGATGGCATGTCGTATGACAGTGGCCTCGAAGACAAGTTCAAGCCCGTGGCTCATGCCCTGGGCCTCAACGCCAGGCAGGCGCAAGGGCTGCGGGACTTTCTCATTGCCCACAACGTCGAAGCTTATCAGTCGGCCACGAAGGAAGGCGAGGCGGACACCACGGCGCGGCGTGAAGCACTCAGGCAGGAACTGGGCAGCGCCTACGATAGCTGGGTGAAGGCATCGGAAGTCGCTCAATCCGAGTTCATGAGCGATGCGCTGCTTGCCAAGATCAATGCCGCTGGCCTGACCCGCGACCCGGAATGGATCAGGGTGTTCGGCAAGATCGGCAAGTCGATCATCGGGGAGGAAAAGCTCAAGACGCAGGGCGTCGGCAGCGAGAAAACCCCGGCGCAATGGCAGGCGGCGGCGAATGACTTCCGCGCCGCCAACGCCGACGCATTGTTCAATTCCGCGCATCCGCTGCACCAGCAGAAGGCGCGCGAACTGCAAGTGATGATGGAAATGGGCTTTCCATCGTGACGGACCATGAAATCCGGTTGCGGGTGATCGAGGCGGTTATCGCCAAGGCCCCGCAATCGCCTGACGCGGCAAGACTGATCGAAACTGCCAGCGTCCTCACGGCATGGGTTCTGGATACGCCGCCGAAACGCGGTCCCGGACGCCCGCCGAAACAATCGGTCATCGCGGACACGGCAGAGGCCCCCGCTTCCTAGCCACACATAGACGGCCCGGTTCACCGGACACCCGCTCGCACAAACCCAAACCAACCATAGGAGATTGCACATGTCGGTGCAGATCACTACGGCGTTTGTCGAGCAGTATCGCGCAAACGCTTATCACCTGTTGCAGCAGAAGGGTTCCAAGCTGCGCGGGTACACCCGTCTTGAGTCGGTGACTGGCAAGAGCGCCTTCTTCGACCAGATCGGGGCCACTTCGGCCCGCATCCGCACGTCGCGTCATTCCGACACGCCGCGCATGGACACGCCGCACGCCCGCAGGCGCGTCAGCCTCGCGGATTACGATTGGGCGGACCTGATCGACAACGAAGACAAGATCAGGATGCTGATCAACCCGTCGAGCGAGTACGCTCAGGCGGCAATGTGGGCCATGGGACGCGCCATCGATGACGTGCTCATCGAGTCGGTGGACGCCACGGCTTACACCGGCGTCGATGGCAGCACGTCCACTTCGTACGATTCCAACATGACTGTTGGCATTCAGACGGTGTGGCCAGGCGTTTCGGCGGCCGATACCGGCCTCAACCTCGCCAAGTTGATCGAGGCGAAGAAGAGGCTCGGCACCTACAACGTTGACCCGGATGAAGACGTCTACGTCGCGGCGGACGCGGCGCAGATTTCGTCCCTCCTCAAGGACGAGCGCGTCAACAACAAGGACTACCAGGACGGCAGCGCCGCGCTCCGCAGCGGCAAGGTGGGAATGCTCGCGGGCTGCACCATCATCCCGTGCAACCGCCTGACCACTGACAGCAACAGCGACTACAAGGTTCCGTACTGGACCCGCAGCGGCCTGTTGCTGGCGCTCGGTCAGGACATGACCGTCCGCATCAGCGAGCGCGACGACAAGAACTACGCAACGCAGGTGTTCTGTTCGATGACGATTGGCGCAACGCGGATGGAAGAAAACCGCGTCGGCTACATCCTCTGCGATCCGGGCGCTTCGCCCACCACTGACGCCTAAGTGAAAGGAGACTGACACATGGCGACGAACTATAGCACTCTTGCCACCAACTTCCGGGGCAAGACCACCAAGAACGCCGTGACCGCGATGGAGGGAAATCTGAAAATGATTTCCGCCACCGTTTCGGTTGCCGCGGCCGACAACGATGGCGACATCTACCACATGATCCCGGTGCGCTCCAACTGGAGCATCAAACACATCTGGGTCATGAACGATGCCATCACCAACGGCACCGACTATGACATCGGGCTTTATTCCACGGCGGCAACGCCCGTGGCGTATGACTCCGACTGCTACATGGACGGCGTGACGATGGCCTCGGCCCGCACCACGGCTCCCTATGATGCCGCGTACACCACGCGCAACATCACGGCGGTCAACAATCTCGTGTACCAGGACGCGGCTTCGCCCGCTTCGGCGGACCCTTCGGTCTGGTACTACCTGTCGATCACCGCCAACACGGTTGGCACGGTGCAAGGCGATATCACCCTCATCGTTGAATACGTGGGCGACTGACGCAGCGGGCGGGGGCTTCGGCTCCCGCCCTTTCACATGGGGCAACCATCATGATTATTGAGACGCTGACGCTCGACACGAGCGCCTATGCCGCTGGCGACCTGTTGGCCGACACGCAGGAAATCCAGGGCTTTTCGTCCATGGCGGCGAATGCGCTGGCCTATCTGACGTCCGTTACGGTCATCGACGAGGATGACCAGAAGGCGGGCATGGACATTGTGATCCTCAATTCCAACGTCACGCTGGGCACGGAAAATTCGGCACCCTCGATTTCCGACGCCAACGCGCGGACGATCATGGGTATCGTTCGGGTGAACGCCGGGGATTATGTGGACCTTGGCGGCGTGTCTGTGGCGACACGGACGGCGCTCGGCCTTCCACTCATCATGACGGCGGGAACGCCGGGCATGTGGTTCGGCTGCGTGACGCTCGGCACTCCGACGCACACCGCTTCTGGCGTTCGCATCCGGTTCGGCTTCGTCAAGGCATGAGGCCGGTCCTGAAATCGCCGCGCCGCCTGGTAATGCGAGGCGGCGGCTATGGCGCGGATGCGATACTGAACAATCTGCTGGTGTCGCAGCGCAACGGCATGGCCTGCGATTTCGTGACCGGCGAAATGGTTGTGCGTGACGGCACGACGCTTGCCAACAACTACCGGGGCGACTTCCGGAACAAGTTCACGGTGACGGGGACGCTCACCCCGACGCACCAAGGCATTTTCATCGACTCAAGCAACTACGCCACGCTGGCGCTGACCGCGTTTCCCGACATTTCGGCAGCCGTCACGATGTTCGCCGAGTACACCATTTTATCCGTCAATGTGGCGAACGCTTACATCGCTCTGTCTATCGACAATGGGGCGATGTCCAACCGGCACGTCCTGTACGGATCGACGGTTACGAACGGGCGCGGCTCGTATCTCATGACGACGGCGTGGTCTACCGTCATCAACATCGGCCCTCCCGCGTTTGCCTACACGGCAGGCGTGAAGACGCGCATTCTTGGGGCAGCGACCGCCACGCCCGCCGCGACCGGAAACATGGGTTACGGCGGGAGCTATGGAACGGAAGATACGGCATTCACCATGCCTGCCGGCCTTACCACGTTGCGGCTCGGCCACAGGTTCAGCGCGGCTGACTACCTCACGGGCTACCTGTCCGCGATTGCCATCGTTCCGGCGCGCGAGAGTGACGCCGTGATGGCGGCGCTCTCCCAGTAGAGGGACAACTCAATGTCTGGTTCACTTGGCCCGCTCGGCTGGGCATGGCCGCGCAACATCGCAGGCAACGCCATTGGCTGGGGCGCGGATGGCGTCACGCTCGCCAATATTCCGATGGAAAGCCGGAACCTCTACTATTTCGACGCGGTAGGGGATGGCGTGACCGACGACACGGATGCGGTGCAGGCCGCGTTCGATTGGGTGGCGGGCGGCGGTTTGGCGGGCCGTGCGCTGAACATCACCTCCGGGCAATACCTGTTGCTGGACAAGGTCAGTGTCACGGTTCCGAACCATACCACGGTTGCACTGCACGGCAGCGGCGGGCAGGCCGGAACAATCCTCGTCGGGAATGCGACGGGCGGCATCGAGTTGCTTTGCTCGGGTTCCGCGCCGTTCGTGACAGTTGAGAAATTCGCCATCGTCCCGGCGATGGCCGGTGCTGGCTTCCTGTTGCGGGTGAAGGGCACCTATTCAGGGTCCGGCGGCGGCATCGGCCACAACACGGTTGTGGTCCGCGACATGGAATTCTCGCCGCTACAGCGCACCACATCAACCTATTATTCGCTCAACCCGCTCGATTTCGAGAAGATGAAGCGCCCCTATATCGAGCGCATCGTGTACCGTCCCGGCACTCAGGCCCCGGCGTACTATGGCGACTATCTTGTCAACCTGTCCGACTGCTATTCGCCGGTCATCAAGGACTACGTGCTCGGCGGTTACGCCCGGATCGGCATCAAGGCGCATCACAGTGTTGCGACCGAAGGTTTTCTGTCCAGCCATGGCCGTCTGACCAACTGCTTGCGCGGCATCTGGTATCAGTCCAGCCCGCAGCCCGGCGTCATCATCGAAAACACCCACATCAACAGTTCCGAAGGCAACATCATCATTGATGGTGCGCAGCGGTTCCGCGTGTCTGGCAATCTGCTGTATTCCAACAACTCCAAGGTATTTTCGTGGACGCGCAGCGGCAACACGCTGACCGTGACGTGCGACCCGGACAGCGGCGGCGTGTCGCAGACAGACCACAACATCGCCAATGGTCTGAACGTGCGGCTGGGCTTCAATGTGGCCGATATCGAAAACCCGGAGTGGGATGGCGACGAAGACGGCACCGCGGATGGTGTGCCGTCCGGGACGTTCGCAGCCACCTACATCAACGATGGCCAGTTCTCGGTAACGGATATCGGCTTTGGCGGGCTTGCCGCATCCGGCACGGTTGATGTGCGATGGGCCGAAGCGCCGTTTGAAGATATCTGGATCAAGAACGGCACTCTTGGCCTGATCCATGGCAATTTGTACGGTCATCAGGCCAGCCGGTTGCGGCGGCACGTCCGGCTTGACGATACCGATACGGTAGCGGCTTCTCCCAAGTTGAGCGGCATCACATGCGTTGACGACATGATCAGCGCGCGGACGTCCATTTCGCCGTACTACGTTGGCGATATCTGCCGCAACATCGTGGGCCGTGTTCCGGATGTGTGGGCCGAGGAACTTGGCATTGTCGCCTATCCGGAAACGCTGGTTGAGGTTGACTCTGCGGCGCGGGATGTGGCGTTCCAGACGTCGCTCGACACATTCGAGACCCGCTACGTCAATGGTCTCGTCAACGCGGTTCCGAACGGCAAGTTCGCTCGCGGCTCCGTGGGATGGGATGAGGGTAGCGGCTGGACCGTGGCGCAGAACACGAGCGAAGCGCTGTCCGGAAAATCGGCGCTGCAATATCTCGCGCCGAACACGTCAAATTCCAACTTCACGTTCGGAGACCGGATTGCCTGCCGGGCCGATGACGTCATTCACCTGGAATGGTTCTACAAGGTCACGACCGGCACGGTATCGCTGCACCGGGCAAGGGCCACGTTCTATGACGCGGCTGGGGCGCAGGTGGGGTCCACGCTGGACGGCGTGTCTGTGACGTCCGCGCCATCGTCCTACACGAGGCGGACACAGGAATTCCCTGTTCCGGCAACCGCCGTCAGCTGCGAACTGTTGTTCCGCATCGGGGCATCGACCGGGGCCACGATATACATTGACGAAATCTCCGCCGTTGTGCTGGGGCCGGGCGCGATATTCTACAATCCGGAATTCGCGACCCGCGCCGAGTTCGTTACGGCCGTTGCCGCCGGGCTGGCGCTTGCGGCGGGCCGCGTCGTTGTGGCCGAAGGCCTGGAATACAAGCGCACGGCAGGAGCCACTGCCATCAGCGATTTGACCGGCTATCTCCCGGCGCGGGAATGGACGGCGCATCACTTCGGGGCCGTGTTCGACGGGGCGACCAATACCGCCAGTGCCATTCAGGCCATGATGGACGGACTTTCCACGGCGGGCGGCGGAACCGCCTATCTCGCGGCAGGAACCGCGTTCATCAACACGCGGCTATTGCTGCCAACCAAGGTGGCTCTGGCAGGCGCTGGCATCGGCGTCACCGTCCTCAAACGCGGATCGAGCATCGGCGAAGGAAATGCCGTCATCCAGTCCAAGACGGTTACGGCTGACGCGGTGCTTGGTGACGCCGATATCTGCATCCGTGACCTGACGATTGACCAGACCGGCATCGGCTATCAGAACACCTGGCTTCGCAATGCGGCGGGAACCGTCATTGCCGACCCGGCTGCGGATTATCGTGCTGGCGGCTGTCTGGCTCCGGCAGCGATTGCCACGGTCGGCGCGTTCACGTTTTCGGGTGGCGCGATTACCGGCCTCACCATTACGAGCGGCGGGTCTGGTTATACCTACGATCCGCATCTGTGGATTACCGGCGACGGGTTCGGCGCGCGCATCAACCTGACCGTGACCGCTGGCGCCGTGACGGGTTATACCATCGCTGACGGCGGCAAGGGCTACACCACGGCCACGGGCGAAGTGGCGGGCGGCGGGCGCAATCCGCGCGATCCGTCGAACGGCCTCGTCGCCTCCAACCGCCGCAATGCGGGCTTTGCGCTGGGGCCGAACCTTGGCAACAGCACGGGCGACACGGGCTATAACAACAACTATCCCGCAATCCAGTTGATCAAGACGCAGCGCGCCGTCATCGATCGCGTGAAGTTCCTGAACGTCTTCGGCAACGCCATCCAGGACCAGGGCAGCGACCGCACCACGGTCAAGTATTGCGAGTTCAGCGGCGGCGGCAAGACCGATGGCCCGGCGTTCTGCATGAACGTCAACCGCTACTCGACGCTTCGGAACAACAATGATGCGGTGTTCGAGCACAACGTTGTCAAGGATTGGGCGCGCGGCGTTGTCATCTACACCTACTGCACCGATCCGATTTGCCGGTTCAACCGCATTGAGAACGTTGGCGAGGGAGCCATTACCAGCGGCACGGACGCGACACGTCCTCGCGTCTATGGCAACCACGTCAAGACGGTGAACATCACCGATCTTGTCGGTTCGTTCGCCGAGGTCAGCAATGACATTGAACTGATCGACAACACGATTGAGGATTGCGCAACGCAGTTCATCGGCATTGACGGCACGGGCAGCAAGATCATCGGCAACACGCTGAAGCTGACCACGCTGGCGGGCGTGACGGTGCCGTTTGGGCCTTATGCAGAGCGCGTCGGTTCCAACCATGGCAGCGCAGCGATTGCGGGCTGTCAGGTGGACTATGTCGGGTCCAGGGCCACCGCCATCCGGCTTTTCGATGCGAATGCCTATGATCCGGCGGCGGCAACGACAATCAGCCGGAACCGCATTGTTGGCCCGATTGATTACATGCTGCGCTTCCTGCACGTCGCGGCAGACCCCAATGTCATCGGCGATGTCATCGTGGAAGGCAACGACCTGTCGGGCGGCACGTCCACGCTGCTCTACGATCCATCCACCGCCGATCTCGCGCTGAACAAGAACAAGCGGTTTGCGCTTGTCAACAATATCGGCACGAACGCTTCGTCCGAGAAGTGGCGGCGGTTCGTCAGTTCGGCGCTTTCGCTCAACAACAACACATCGGCGCAGCCGTGGTTCTCGACGTCCGGGACGCTGAACGTCCGCGCCCTGACGTCCATCCGCTTCGAGGCCGATCTCGAATTGCTGACCGGCACGTCGGCGCACGACATTTCCCTGACCATGGCCGGCACGGCCACGCTGACCAGCATCCTCTACGATGTGGAATACACCGAGGCCGCCGTCAACGCGGCGGCGACGGCGGGCCGGTGGCTGTCCATCAATCAGGCCTCGGCAACGGCGATTGTCACCGGATCAACCGCAGCCCGCAAGCGCATCCGCATCAAGGGCGTTGTCGTCATCAACGCGGGCGGCACGTTCATTCCGCAACTGACGTTCAGCGCGGCTCCTGGCGGCACGAACCAGATGGGCGCGGGAAGCTACATGATCGCCGAACAGGTGGCGCTGTCCGGCTTCACCGCCATCGGGGATTGGTCATAATGGCTGTAACCGAAGTCAGCATCGCCAACCGGGCACTGTCCCGCGTCGGCACCAACAACGTCCTGTCGGTTCTGGACGGCAGCGGCACGGAAGCCAACCGGCAATGCTACCTGCATTACGAGCCGTGCCGGGACGCATTGTTGCGGGCGCATCCGTGGAATTTCGCGCTCAAGCGCAGCAAGCTCATCACCGGGGCGGAAAGTGCCAAGACCATCACCGGGGCCACACAGGCCGATCCTGTGGTCATCACGGCGGCGAGCCATGGCTATTCCGATGGCGACCGGGTGCGGATCGAAGACGTGGGCGGCATGACCGCCGTCAACGACCGCGAGTTCACCATCGACGTCCTGACCTCCAATACCTTCTCGCTGCTGGACGAAGACGGCAGCGGTTATTCCGCCTATACCTCGGGCGGCACGGCAACCAAGATACCGGCCAGCGATTTCTCGTACTGGTTTGCGCTGCCCGGCGATTGTCTTCGTCTGTTGTGGGCGGATCGGGACGCCTGCGAATACAAGGTAGAGGGCGGACGCATTCTCGCCAACGGCGACACGGTGGACGTGCGCTATATCTACAAGGTCACGGACCCGGCGCTGTTCGATCCCTATTTCGTGGAATGCCTTGTCGTGTCTTTGGCCGTCGCCATTTCGGTGAAGCTCTCCGACAACGCCAACCTCAAGGAAAGCCTGAAGGCTGACCTGCGCGACCTGTTGCGTGACGCCCGCGCCTTCGACGCGCAGGAAGGCGGAACGCCTGATCCCATTGATATCGACACGTGGAACCGGGCGCGCTTCTAAGTGCCGAAAGCCAATCCGATACAGACGAATTTCAGCGGCGGGGAAGTCAGCCCGGCGCTGTACGCGCGTGTCGATACCGCCAAATACCAGAACGGCGCGGAAGTGATCGAAAACGCCGTTGTGCTGGTGACGGGCGGGGCGGCGAAGCGCACGGGGACGCAATTCGTCTGGTATTCGCGCACCAGTGCGGAGCGGACCAAGATCGTCCCGTTCGTCTACAACGTGGAACAGAAATACGTCCTTGAGTTCTCGGCTCAGGTCATCCGCTTCTACACCGACGATGGCGTTGTCACCCTGACCGGCCAAAGCATCACCGGCATTACCAAAGCCAATCCCGCCGTCCTCACCTACTCTGGATCCGACACATACGCCAACGGTGACCGGGTGACGGTGACGGGCGTTGCCGGCATGACCGAAGTGAACAACAGGGAATTCACGGTTGCCAACGTCAACGCCGGGACCAACACCTTCGAGCTATCCGGCGTCAACAGTTCCGCCTATGGGGTTTACACTTCGGGCGGCACGGTTGCTGAAATCCTTGAGGTTGCCACCACTTACACCGGGGCGGAGTGCCTTGACCTGTCCTATGTGCAGTCGGCTGATACCCTGTTCATCGCCCATCCGGCGCACCCGCTGGCGAAGCTGGTGCGCAACGGCGCCACGAGCTGGACGCTTTCGGACGTTGACGTTCTTCGCGGGCCATGGCGCAATCTCAACAACGACGAAACCGTCACCATCAAGGCCAACACCAACACCGGGTCGGTGACGCTGCAATCGTCGGCCTCGCTGTGGGATGCCGATCACGTGGGGACGCTCTGGAAGCTCTACACGCCGACGCGCACCAATGGCGAAACGGAATTCGGCACCGATGAATCGGTGAACGCCACCGAATATTGGAGTTACAACGGCAACGTCTACTACATTTCAGCGGCAACCGGGGCCATCAATTCCGCCAAGTACACACCACCGACGCACCTGCAAGGCAGCGTCGTCATGTACAAGACGGGTTCGTCCGGCTCCGACACGGCCACTGCCGAGTTTTCCCACAAGGGCCACGGCATCGTGGAGATTACCGGATTCACTTCGGCAACCGAAGTAACCGGGACTGTCTATGAGGGCTATGGGTATAACGAGTTGCCGCTGCAGCTTGTCGACTCGGCCATGACCGGCGGACTTGCCACCAATGCCCGGTACACGGAACCGACGAAATTTTGGCAGGAAGGTGCCTGGTCCGAGTATCGCGGCTATCCGGAGCACGTGACGTTCTTCGAGCAGCGGTTCATTGCCGCCAAGAGCCAGACCATCCACGGCAGCGTCACCGGCAATTTCTCCGATTTCGAGGAAGGCTCGCTTGACGATCAGGCGTTTTCCTACACCATCTCCAGCGAGCAGGTGGATACCATCCGCTGGCTCAATCCCGGCAAGCAACTGCTGATCGGGACGGCAAGTGCTGAATACGTGATGAGCGCGTCCAGCCTTGGCGAGGCCATCACGCCGGACAACGTGAAGATTTCACGTGAAACAGCTTACGGCTCGTCACCCTGCAAGCCGGTGCGCGTCGGCAATGCGGTGATGTTCATGCAGCGGCGCGGCGATCCGGCCAATGCGGGCGTCAAGCTCCGGGAAATGGCCTACAGTTTCGAGATCGACGGCTATGCGTCCAATGATTTGACGGTGTTCGCGCCGCACATCACCGGGACCGGCGTCACGGCATTGGCCTATCAGGCGGACCCCTATTCCATCGTGTGGGGAGTGAGGGAAGACGGTCAGCTTTGCGCCATCACTTATGAGCGCCCGCAGGAGGTCATGGCATGGCATCGCCACATCCTGGGGGGTGACGGCGATTCATCTGGCGGCGCTGTCGAAGTCGAGCAGGTTGTTGTCATTCCCGGCTCTGACGGCGACGATGTTTGGCTCAAGGTGAAGCGCTACATTTCCGGGGCAACCGTCCGCTACATCGAGAAACTGACCTATTTCGATGACACCATGAACAAGGCGGATGGCATATTCGTGGATTGCGCGCTGAGCTACAGCGGGGCATCCACCGCCACCATTACCGGCCTGTGGCACCTCCGGGGCGAGACCGTCGCCTATCTCAACAATGGGACGCCGGGCACCGGCACGGTTTCGGCTACTGGGGCGCTGACCGTTACGGCCACTACCAAATGCCATATTGGCTACGCCTTCACATCTGTCTTGAAGACCCTCGATTTCGAGGCGGGGGCCGCATCGGGATCGGCGCAAGGACGGCAGAAGAGGATTTCGGCGGTGACGCTCAGGCTGCACCGCTCGCAGGGCGGTTCCGTAGGCATCGAGGGGGCCACCGATGCCATCGAGTATGATGGCACCGCGCTGTTCTCCGGTGACCGCGTGGTGACCATGCCGAGCGGCTGGGACGAGCGATGCCATGTCTACATCGAGCATGACGATCCGGTGCCGTTCACGGTTCTTGCCGTCATTCCTGAATTGAACGTGACGGGGTAATGCCATGTGCGCACCGGCAATAGGCGCGGCCATCGGGGCAATCGGCTCCGTGGTGGGCGGCATCATGGCCCAACAGCAGGCCAATTATCAGGCCAAGGTTGCCGAGATCAACGCCACATCGGCCTATCAGGAGGGCGTGGCGCAGGCCGGGGCGACACGTGACCAGTTCGCGGAAGTGAAGGGCGCTCAGGTGGCAGCCCTTGCCAAGTCGGGCGTGGACATCAATTCCGGCACGTCGCAGGTGCTGGCGCTGGAAACGCAGCGCCGCGAGGAAGTCGCGGCGGCGGTCGATATCTGGCGGGGCCGGACGGAACAGACCAAATGGCTGAACCAGGCCAAGGTTGCCAAGGCAGAGGGGAAGGCTGCGCTTGTCGGCGGCATCTTGGGTGGCATTAGCGGGCTTGTGGGCGGCATGGGCGGCATGGGGCAGGGAACACCGCTTAAACTCGGTCAAGCGGCTCCCATGGTCACGGGACGGGCGGCGGGTGGCATTGCCCCGGCTGTCAGGGCGGCGGGCCGTATTCCCCTCGGTTCGCTCACCTATGGAGGGCCTCGCTGATGCGCATCCCCATGGGTGAACTGCTGAACCCCGGAGCCATTCAGGGCGACCGGCTGTCGATGAACGCGCCGGACATGTCGCCCATTGCGCGCGGCATCCAGCAGGTGGGCAACGCCGTGGGCGGGCTGGCCGAGAAGTGGCAGGCCGACCAAAAGAAGATGGACACCTACAACGCCAACCTGGCGCTCGAGCGGTGGAGCAATGACGCGGCGGTGACCTACGAGCAGAACCTCAAGGGGTCTGCCCCGGACGGGACCGGGTTCATGGAGACGCAGCAGAAGTACCTGCAAGACAGCTTCATGAAGGTGCGGAACACCATCAAGGACCCGGAATTGCAGGCCAAGGCCGATATCATCTTCGAGCAGACCAAGGGCCGCCACCAGTTGACCGGCATGAAGGACGTGGAGAAGAAACAGACCTCCTATGTCCTGTCCACCACCGGGGACAGCATCAAGTCCACCATCGATAGCGGCCAGATCGGGACCAAGGAACAGTACACCGATTATTTCGACAACGTGGTGAAGCCGCGCATTGACGGCGTGATCGATGACCCGCTTGAGCGCAAGAAGGCATATGCGATTTTCGGCCAGCAGATGGCGGGGGAGTATTTCCGGCTCAATCCGGGCGAGGCGGCTCCCCGCCGGGTTGGGGAAGATAGTGGCCATGTATCTGACAAGGCCGTTGCGCTGTTGCGCGATTTCGAGGGCTTCCGTTCAAAACCTTATTGGGACGTGAATGCCTATCGTCTTGGCTTTGGTTCCGACACCATCACGCGCGAGGACGGGACTGTTGTCCGGGTGGACAAGGGATCAACCGTGACGCGCGCCGATGCGGAGCGCGATCTGGCGCGCCGGGCTGGAGAGTTCCAGAACCGCGCGGCGGGAAAGATTGGCGTTGATGCGTGGTCCAGGCTTGACGCCAATCAGCAGGCGGTCATGATATCCCTTGCCTACAACTACGGAAACATTCCTGATTCGGTAGCGGCCGCTGCGAAGGGCGGCAGCGCGGAAGACCTGGCCAAGTCGGTGGAGAACCTGAAAGGCCACAACGGCGGCGTCAATGCCGGTCGCCGACAGCGCGAGGCTGACATCATTCGCGGTGGCACGGTTTCCACGTCTACCACCTACGCCCCTCCCGAAATGCCGCGCGGCGGGCCGTTCGACTATATCCAGCCGGACGATTGGGACCGCATGACCAAGGCGGGGCAGTCCGCCTTCAAGGACAGCCTTCGCCTCGGCATTGAAACCGGACAAGTCTCCATTGGCGATATCATGTCAGCCCCGGTGGACGATGGCGACAAGGCGACACTTCTCAGCCGTTACAACGAAGTGAACAAGGAACTTGACGGCCTGGCCTCGTTCAGCGAGCGGCTGGCCAGTGGCGGCTTCATCAATCCCAAGTCAAGCGATGACCGCAAGGCGGCTGGCAAGCTGCTGGACGGCGCGGGCGGGGCGCAAGCCATCGTGGACGGTGATCCGCAAGCGGTGCAGTCCATGTATGACCTCTACGACAAGACCGGCATCGTGCCCGACAACGCCAAGGGGGCCATCAACGGCATGTTGCGGGCCAAGGATGGCGCGCGCGTCATGACGGCGCTGCAATTCCTTGACGCCTTCGACCGGCGCAACCATCCCGCCTTCAACCAGGAATTCGACGCCGAAACATCCGCCATGTTGCAGGACTACCGGAGCGGGCTTGACTACGATACGCCACAGCAGAAGGTTGAGCGCATTCAGCAGTCGATAGACCCGGCCAATGCCACGGTGCGCAAGGAACGCCGCAAGGAAGCCGAGAAGATTTCCGACAAGTTCGACATTGGCGACGTGGGGAACGTGTTCGATCCATCCTATATGCCGATGACTGAGCCGGGCTTCGGCCTGCTGCCGGACCAGCAATCGCAGCTGCTGGCCGATTATCGCAGCGAGTACAACAAGGCATTTGAAGCGAGCGGCGATGACGCAGCGGCGCGTCAGGTGGCGAATGACCGCATCCGCTCTGTGTGGGGCGCGTCGGAAGCCAACGGCGGGCGCGTCATGAAGTGGCCTCCTGAAATCCTCTACGGTGCCAATGCGGCGGTCAATGGTTCATTCGACTGGATGCGGAGCGATGTGGAAACCGGCCTGACGGTGCGCGGCTACGTGCAGTCTGTGGAGTTTCCAGTTTTCGACGCCATGGGCAACCAGACCGGCGCGACCGAAACTGTATCGCAGCCGGTTCCATATTTCCTCGTGGCCGACGAACAGACCGTGAGGGAATATCAGGCGGGCAAGTCTCCGTCCTATCTTGTCGCCATCATCGACGCCGAAGGACGCTATGATTTCCCGTCGCTGGGTGGCGGCTATGAACAGACGCCTTCACGTTTCTCATTCGATCCGGCATCGGCGCGGGACCGCTACAATCGCCAGTTCCGCGCCGACCAGAAAACCAATCAGCAGGACGCAATCCGGCAGGAGCAGGACATGCAAGAGCTGTTCAAGCCGTCCGGCAATGCGTTGTGGCCGCAGTAATGCCCTGGGTTGATCCTCCCGCCGATCCTCTGACATTCCGTGCCCCCATGGGGCAGGACACGGGCGAAGTGCGCCCGCCGTCGCTCGGGGACGTGATGTCTTCGGCGTGGAGCCGGGACAGCGCGGTGGTTGATACATGGCGCAGGTTGCATGAGGAAAATTACCCCATCGATCCCGGCTACAATCCGCTGGACGACGAACGGGTGAAGGGCACGAAATACGAGACGCAATATCTCGGCAAGTTCTCCCGCTCCTACAGCGCCAAGGAAACCAAGAAGATCATAGCAGACATTGAACGCGATGAACGCGACACCGCCAACATTGATGCGGGCGGCGCGGCCGGGTTTGCGGCCTCGGTCATGGCCGGAATGACGGACCCGACCATCTTCATTCCCGGTGGCGCC